CGTTCCGTTACCGTAATACAACGGCAGTTCTGTCGATGCTTTGACTTTGTGATGCACTGAAGGGTCTTTGTAAGCACATTCTTCTCGTTAGGTTTCTTAGGAGTATTCGCGTTGACGTGTGCGCGAAGTTTGAAGTTTGTTCTTGCAAAGAGGTCAGCATCATTCGGCGCGACAAAAGCCACTTTCCAATATCCGATGCGCTTCGGGTCATCCTCAATCTGTGAAACTCTCGCCCATATACCAAGAGAGCGTGCCACCTCTGCAACATCTTCTATCAGTTCTTTGTTTGGCAGAGCAAGATATGGATGCTTGTGCATAGAACGCCCGTTCTGGAACATGACACCTCTGAGATATTCCCATCGTGCCTGTACTGAAGCCGTCTTGTATTCAGCAGGTATTCTTGCAGGTTGTAGTTGTCTGCTGCAAGTTATTTTTCGCCTATTATTATCATCCAATCCTTTGAGATAGTAGAATCCATCTTTTGGGTTTTTCTTTAGTTTGTAGCCGATAGCAAAAAACTTTTTTGCGAGGTATCGGTCTTTTGTGAGTTTTACGCCAGTCATAGAGAAGTTCCAGAACCCTGTTCCGCTTATATATCCGAGTACAAACGGATGGAGCGGCAGGTCAACGGACGTTATTTTCTCGTTCAGCTCAACTTCACCACATAGCGGAAACTCCACAAAATTAGTCTTTCCACGACGCAGCGACAGTGGATAAGGTCTGTCAATTGCATATATATCCATTATTTCCCTTGCTGTCATTTCGTGGAAATCGTCTGTTGGTGAAGTCCGTGCCCAGAACCTATGATTATCCATGCACCTTACTTCCGTTCCGTCATCGAAATGCAGCACATAGATAGTGTTCTCGCCTTGCTCAAAGATATTGCTGACTTTCTGCACCCCATTATACGGAGTGCATATAAGGTCGCCAATTTCAAGATCACCCATTAGTCTAAATCCAGACGGTGTTGCGACAGGTGTTGTGTATGGGTTTGCCTTACCGCCGCCTCTGTTACCGCCAAAAACCATAATGTCGGCATCGTTACTGAGTCCTACTTCCTGTGCACCTTTCTGGGCGATAAAGGACTTCGATGTTTTTTTGTTGCTTTCTTTTTCCCTCAGTTCCTCGATAAAGGCATTGGAATAGATAGGTTTGCCGTCAATTGTGTATAGCCCTGTAAAACCATCCATAACTTATTTTTATTACTTTTTGTCGCAAAAATAAGAGTAAAGTAGTAAATGTCAGATATTTTGATTAGAAATGTATAGATTTCCAAAATAATTTTTGAATAAATATCCTTTTTGAATTTAATTTTGCGTACAAAAAACAGAAATAAGCAGGTGAGACACGCCTGTAACAACCAACACAAAAACTAAACATTATGGAGAAAGACATTCTCATTCAGGGTCTTAGGACCCGCATCGGAGAAGACGATGCAAAGATTATCAGTGACAAGACATTTGACGGTGTTGCCACGGAGGTTTTAGGTTTGTTCGCTGACGATACCAAAGTCACCGAAGAGACATGGAAACTCCCAGTAGCCCTTCTGAAGCAGTTTGCCGGGCAGAAGCGTTTCGACGAAAAATCTTTCGCCGAGAGTTTCAAGGACAAGTATTCAAAGCAGTATCAGGCTGAGCATGAGAAAGATGTTGAGACCCGAATCAATACTGCCGTTGCAAAAGCATTGGAAGACTACAAGAAGGAACACCCTGAGAGTGGTGGTGGTGATGGTGGCAAAGGTGGCGCATCCGAGGAATCGCTTGACGAGAAAGTTGCGAAAGCCGTGAAGGAAGCAATGGCTGGACTGACTGGCGCTGACAGCGAGTTTGGTAAGATGACTGCTACCATGACCAACTTCATGAAGTCACAGATGGAGCGGGAAAAAACCGCAACTCTCAACAGCGTTAAGGCAGAACTCAAGAAACACCTCATTGCTCTCAAGGCCAACAACGAGGCTTGTATTGACGATGCTCTGGATGATATCGAATATGGGGATAATCCCACATTCGATGCTCTGAAACAGACAGCAGTATCAGCCTACGAGAAACGCTACAAGCGTTACTATGCTGACGGAGGAAAACCCTTCGGTGGTGATGGCACTGGAGAACAAGGTGGTGAGAACGGTTTCGTGAAAAAGACGATAGACCGTTTGAAGAAAGAGGCTGAGGAAAACGCGAACTACGCCACCGATCTGGAGAAGACCTTCGTGTAAGGCTCTCAACCAACACAAAAATTCACAACACAAACACAAAGTAACATGAGACAAGGAACTATCAACAACTACATTAATTTTAGTAAGAACTTTGGTGGTGTCCGCAAGTGCTACGAGGGCAAGCCGACGATTGCGGTCGGTGGTTTCATGTGCGAACCCGCACTGATGCCTGCCTATCCTAATGTCATGGCTGCTGGAACTCTGGTTTTTGCAGACGAGACAGCAGGTGTACGCTCCATCGTTCCTATCTACACTTTCATGGTGAAGAGTGTTGACGCAGAAGCCAAGACTATCACCGTAGAGAAGTTTGAGACAGGCACTATTGCCAAGGTAGGCATGAAACTGATTGTGGTAGGTAACGATCTTACCGTCGCAGCGGCTAATGTTGCAACCGTCTCTGCCATCGACAGCAGCGCAGACGACGTTGATGTTCTGACGGTTAACGCTGTAACAGGCTTTGCCGCAGGCAACGTGATAGTCGAGGCTGGTGAAGACTCTAAGATCAAGGCCATCCCCAACGGTTTGACCTATTGCGACAACGTGCTCGACCCCGACGCATACGCCATCGACATCGACTACATCTGGAACTGCATGGAGAAGCCCGTTCTGGAGCGTCGTATGCCTCCTTTGACCGCAAGCCTGAAGAAGGCTCTTCGTGACAACGAGTGCTATTTCCGTTTCAGCCCCCGCAAGTAAACTAAAAAGGAGATTAGATTATGAGAGACTTAAATCTTTATGGTATCAGTGGTCTGCATCAGTATGTGGACGCTGAGAACTTCGGTCTGATTCTCGACAATGTGAACGCCAAGTACAACCGTGCTATCTGGCGACAGTTTGCATCGTGGGGCAAGCCGACCGATGATCGCGAGTGGAAACAGGGTATCAAGAAGACCCCGATTCTGGTACGTGCCAGCGTACTGGGTACTCATTCTGAGAAGCCGCAGCGCAGTACCATTGGCTGGGAGTTCTACGGTGGTACGCTGCCTCAGTTGGGTCATGGCTTCAATATCACTCAGGATGATATGATTGAACTCCGTAAGAACGCGAAACTTGCTGATATGACTTTCGGCGAGGCTCTTACGGACAGTTTCGTTCTGAACTCAGACGCTATGATTGGCGGTGTTCACAGTGAACTATCTTATATGGTCATGCAGGCTATGTCAACTGGTGAGATTCACGACGTTGCTGTTGACGGTGCCCGTTACGACTTCAAGTTCCAGATTCCCGACGAGAACTTTATGAAGCCAGTTGCAGACTGGTTCGTTTGGGAGAACAAGGGTGATGCAGCCAATCCTGACTGGAAACTCGTTCCAAACGAGAAGGCCGATGTCGTTGAGGATTTCCTTACATTCCAGAAGTATCTTACCGATACGCTGTCACTTGGTGTTGACCATTGGAAATTGTCGAAAGACCTGCTGGATAGGATTCTGCTTCACCCCAGCGTGAAGAATAGTTATCTTGCCTCGAAGTTCGGCAACAACTACATGAACATCAACATTCAGGACGGCACAACGACAATCAATCACGATCCTCGCATCAAGGTAGTCCGTACAGAGATTCTGAATTGGCTGCACAACGACATGAAGGTTTGGCCGTTCCAGGAGATTGATTTCAAGTCTGCCCACGAGGAAGACGGAAAGCGTAAGGCCGATGCCCCCGCTTTCGACATTCATAACTTGGTTGCAGCCAGCCGTGCTTATCGCCCGTTCGAGATCAAGTGCATGAACAGCATCTTGAAAGACCGCAACAAGATGGGTGCTCACAACGACAGTGTACGCACCTACTTCGTTGAAGACCGTATCGCTGTTCAGAACGTATGGCAGGATCGCCCGATGATGAACATCATAGACTGCGAACTCTACGCAGGCCCCGTGTTCAACAATGTGCGTGACTACGGTATCGCTACCGTCTGGAAGGAGCGTGAGTAGTAAACTCTAAGTGACTTGAATCATGGCTGATAACGAGCAGAATCAGATTGTCACAGCGGAAGAGTATATACAGGCTCTTTCGCCCAATGCAAACATCAGTGAGAGTACCCTAAAAAGTATTCTCATTGATGCAAGCATCAATCCAGGCACACCTGCCACCGACCTGACTGAGAAGCAGAAAGACCTATCCCTCGCTTACCTTCTAATCCGTATCGCCTTTAATCCTCTAATGTCTCGCAAGGTGACAGACAAGGATGGTGATTGGGAACATTCGGAGGGCAGTGAGCAGTGGTCTCGCTCTCAGTTGATGCAATTTCTGATTCTCGCCCGTGACCTGCTGAAGAAGTGGGGCATCACCGATGCCCGCGTAGAAGCACTTGCTCCGAAATGGGGCATGAAAGGCACTGGTTTCCACAAAATCCGCAGATACCCGAAATAGTTATGGCTCAGATAAGTAACCCTCGTTTTCCTCACACTTGCAGGATTGTCAGATACGACAATTCCGACCCGATGGTCGATGACACAGAGGGTATTGTGATATATGAGGGAGAATGTAGAAGTGACAATAAGGCCGTTACGTCGGACAATGGAGAATACAATGTTTCTTACCGAACACTCGCATTGCCTTTGAAACAGGACGAATGGACTGAAGACACCATACCTTTAGAGGGTGACAGAATCGAGTTACAGCGATTCGGGTACAAGGAATACGGAATAGTGGTAGACAAACGCCCAAGCAATTTAGGAACTCATATCCTCTGGAAATATGCCCGTAACTAATCGCACTATTATCCACAATGATATTGCGGAATACAGGACAAAGATATTCGACGAGGTAGAAAACCGTTGCCGAAAGTTCTGTACGGACTTGTGTCAGGAGGCGATAAGGGCACGAAAGAATGCTCCGGGCGCACACAACTTTACTGGTAACTTTATTAACTCTATCGTTGTGTGCCTCTACAGGAACAGAGAGCCTATCAATGCTTACTACGCAGCGCAGTATGTGCCGAAAGCCATTCAGGTGAAGATGCGTCAGAGAACGCGGAAACATTATCGTTTCAATCCCGACTATGATGGTGACAAGAGCCATTACCTGCCAACAGTTCAGACTAACTGCGGTTGGGGTGAAGACGATGCCCGCCATTTCTTCCAAGACTACGTGCCGAAAGGCAAGAACCTGTTTGACATTGTGGTAGCCTATCCCGTTGAATACGGAAACTGGGTGGAAACGCAGAGAAGCACTACTGGTATATTGCAAGCCTACGCACACGCTGAAACAGTTGGTGTTACATACTTGAAGTTAGAAAGGAAATAGTAATCGCGGAAAAGCGCGATTCACAACGGCAATATTATGGCAGAGAAGAAAAGCATAGTCTATCTGATTTACAACGACCTCAGTGCCGCAGTGAAAGGTGTTGCAGTGAAGGTTTCCTTTGGCAGACCCGAACCCGTTGGCTCAGACGTTGCGAACTTCAT